GCAGAATAATCTCTTAGCATTTGCTTATTGATAAAGGGACAATCTGACACCCCCGACCAATTGTAAAATTTCTTATTTTTTAGTTTATCTCTCCTATGGTTAATGACCTGTTCCTGCATTTCTTTAGGAAGCATATCAATGAAGTTGGCAGATCTTGTTTGTTCTACAAAGATCACATCCTTCATCAATGTAGTCGGGTTAATAAACTGCCCACCTTTGTTAGTGAATATGAAGTTATATGCATCTGGATATTGGCCGGGAATATAGTACATTCTCGATAGATCTTTAGTTTGTGGGTCACCGAGACCTTTAAACTCAGAGTTAAGAGCAAACCAAAAATGTCGTATATTCTTAGCAGAGACTTCATGTGTTAAAGGAAAGACTAATCTAAACTTAGGATAATCCGGTCTACTGGATGCGGTAGAGTAACACACATAATAGTAATGTCCAAACTTAGAGAACAATTCAGATTCAAGATCTCCTGATATCTCATGGTCATCAATATCTAATGCAGCCCAAGACCATGATATGACAGAATCATTATTTCTTTTAGATCCTTCAGAATAGGTAGCAGGTGATATCAGAGGTGAAGATGGTTTGTCAGATCCCCTCGACCCTTTCCTTGCACTTTCATCAGATAGTTTATATAAGAGGGTTTCCATTGAGTCCCAATCATCAAAATCCATTCGTTTGTTTGTCTTATTATCGAATAGATTTCTGAATAGTGTTAAAGAATATGTCATGAATCCCCACGCACACATACAACACTTTCAGCCCAATTAATTGCGGCTGCCACGGTCATCTGAGGATAATCATCTTGTTTAAGATAAAATCCAGTACCAGCAGATAATGCGAAATAGTCTATAAGATGCTTATGAGGATGATCTAGAGTCTCCCATTCAGCGAGTACTCGTTTGCATAAGTCGTCATACTCAGTATCGGTTAAAGGGGATTCCCATTGTGGATGTGACTCATAATATAGGAATGAACTCATCAAATAATATGGAACTAATTGGTACTTGTTTAACTCTTTAATATTTATCATACGTGTATTATACCTCATGTAGACTCACATGTCAAGAAAAGAATGCTTCTAATGTTGCTTTAGGTTCTACATCCCATCCAATAGAGCTCAATATAGGGATGATCGGTGATAGGAATGTCTTCTCAAATTGAAGAGGATAGTCAATATATTTTGACATTCCAAACTCTTCTGGAAGATAATCCGGAAATGCTATCACATTCTCGTTACAAGGATTTGGTACTTTGATATAACAGAACTTAATCTTCTCACCATTCTTAACAAGTGCATACTTCTTAGATAGTTTATTCTCGAGAATTGCATTATTATAAACCAACACCCCTCTCACATGAATAGGTGTGCCTTTTTTATACAGACCCCCATTGTCATTATTCAGGTCTCTCCATTTAGTGATATTACTCACCCCTCTCGGAAATGCAACTTCATGTGCAGGTCTCGAATAGAAGTATTCTCTAAAGGTTTTGATTGCATCTTGAGTGGAAGATTCGTCTTCTTCTACTATCACTTTAAATATAGATTTCAATGCGTCTCTACATATAGCAGGAGTTGATGACTTTACAGCCTCAATTCCCATAATCTTGAGTTTAGGTTCTTTGTACTGAACACCCTCAGAGTTATGAACATTTAGTATATAACGTTTCTTAGCAGTCCATATACCAACATCTGCAATAACCTCACGTTCCATGACCATCTTATTTTCATAAGAACTCATATTATCCGATAATGTCTGATACGATCTTGACATCATAGGGACAAATTGATCTTGACACATCTTATCAATTACTGACACTACTTTAGATTCTGGTATGTTTAGTTTTGAAATTAAGGGTTCAAAGTTCACATATAAAGAATCGGTATCAATTGCAATAACATAATCAACGTCCGATGTACCAACTACCATGTTCATGAATTTATTAGTTGCGTCTTCTGCCCATCGTATACTTAATTGTCCGGAAAGTGTAATACCTTCTGCAACCCGAAGATCATAGTATCTAAAGAATCTATTACCAAGAGCTCCATATAATGAGTTCATCAGAATCTTAATTGCCATTTGTTGATTATTAAGATTAGATATCTTCTTCACCAATCTATACGAATCATCTGTCTGAGATTCCTGTTCTGCTTTAAGCATCTCAGTTTTGATCACCTTTCTCTCTGAGTATAACGTATCAATGATGGTCGGAATAACCCCCCGTTTATCTTTACGATATAAGGTACCATTAGCAGCCATTGAGTTTTCACCATCATCATGGGTATACCCTTTGAGACATACATCAGGATCAATACCTGCGACTCGGACATCACGTACTGTTTCTGGACTCATGTTATATTGCATAATAAGATGGGGATATAGTGAGTTTAAATCGAACGATACCACCCATTTATGTTTACCCACCATAGGTGCTTTAACATACCCACCCGCAAACTCAGTTTTATCATTATCTACTTTAGGTGGTACTGCAATTCCATCATCAGTCAATTTACGATAGATGAAGGTATCCCATATCCCAGTAGTACCAAATGCATCAACATAGTTAACCCCACCTTTATATGCAATGGTCATACACAGAGTAATAAGACCCAGTTTATCCTCGAGTCTTTCTATGATCTCAACATCTTTAATGTTGTAGTCAATGAATTTCTGAAAGTTGTTCTTATATAGAGAATGAAGTGATCCATATTCATCATATGATATCTTATTTTCATTTAGTTCAACATACGCAATATGATCAAGTTTGTACGATTCTTGTTGAGTATAAATGAACTTCTTATATAGATCAAGATAGTCCAGACTTTGTATACCCAATATAGCATAGAATTGTGAGAGACGACCTTGTACAGTGACTTCTCTTTTATCCACCATATTCCAAGGTGATAGACGTTTATAATACTGCTCCATTCCGAGATTACCCATTCTATTGATAAGATACGGCATATCGAAGAACTTAGTATTCCACCCAGTAAGAACATCAGGTACGAATCTCGGTGAGCTCCAATGTCCAACGAACTTACGAAGTAGATCCTTTTCATCAAAACATTCGACATACTCTATCTTAAGATGTTTATGAATTGAATCTTTCACTGAGTATGGCTCAAGACCCCATACATAATATGTATTATCTACAGAGGATTTAATTGTAATAGAGAGTACTTCATGAGCTGCAAATTCAGGTTCTGGGAATCCATCATCAGATGCAACCTCAATATCGACTGAGGTTACATTGATTTTATTACGAGCAAAGGGAATCTCACCTTTATATTGTTCTTGGATGTATTGTGCGATGTAATTATTCGTACCATGCACTTTAAGATTATCAATATCGTCCATTGATTGTAGGAACTCTTTAGCGTCCCGCATATCAGAGAACTTGAGTTCCTCAAGGGATTCACCCTTTAAGGACTTCCATGTATTCTTTGGGTTGTCCGATGGTAAATAGAAAGTGGGTTTAAACTTAACACGTTCCGAGAAACGATGTCCTGATTTATACCCTCTCACTAATAGATTGTTACCGTATCGGTTCACCGATGTATAAAAATTTGTCACTATATCTCACCTTATTCTCATTATGTAATAGACATTTTACCACACACTACTTGGTTTGTCAAATAATGATTTTCGATGATGGTTTTGCAATGGGGGATGGATCCACAACTTCTAGATATTTTGCTTTCATTTCATCTACGGGATCGACAATAAACATAATGAATTGGTTGGGGTTCTCGATTCTCAGCTCAGTTGCATGAGCATACGACATATACGGCATAAAGGTGATTTTACCTTCTGCGGTGGGGATAATGATCACAGGATTAGTCAACAATGCAGTTCCCGTTAACTGCTCATACTCACATAGTAATTCTTCACCCGAACTCAATCTTACGATCTTAATTTCTTTAGTCATCTTATAGTTTCCTTATTATTTAATAGTCATTATACACCAGTTTGGTGGTAATGTCAAGTACTAAAAAAGGATTAGACCCACATTAAGCGGGTCTAATCGTTTCATTTAACCTAACAGCAATTCATCTGCGGTTTGAGAATCACCATTCGTATTGATAGGGATTCTCCGTGGTTTCATTGCATCAGGTAATTCCTGCACCAACTCAACATACAAAATGCCGTCAATTAAACTAGCCTTGGACACAACTGTATATTCAGATAGTCTGAAAACTCTAGTGAATTTACGTGAAGAGATACCTTTGTGTACATAGGTGGTGTCTTTTTTGGAAGCATTTTCACCAGAAATAGTAAGTTTACCTTCTCTTACTTCAATTTCTAACATAGGTAAAGAAAACCCAGCGACTGCTATTTCGATAATAGTCTTTTCGTCAGATACTTTAGTTATGTTATAAGGTGGATATCCAGTTTCGATTTGGTTTCCGATACGTTCAATTTCATTAAACATACGGTCGAATCCGATATACTGTGGTGGTCGTGGAAAATTAAGTTTATTCATAGTGTTGCCTCCTTAGAGCGCATTAGTGTTTATTCCCTGAAAATCAGGCAAATAGTTAAATCAATATAGATATGAGGTCTGCATTATTACCTACCTCTAATATTACCTATATTGTACTTTGGTGATAGAATCCACTTTTTCTTTTCAGCGAAAGGTATAATCTTTATCTGTTTAAGTGGAGCTCTATCTTGTGAAAGGGTTTCGTCAAGTATAGTGACTAATCCCCAATCTGACAACAACGTAGTAATTGTGTTTCTACGTTGTAAATCATTCTCTAGTAGATTGTTTGGTTTACCGTCAAGAATGAACAATTCTTTAAAATGTACGATAAAGTATCTACCTTGTTTATGTAATATATGACATGACTGACTTAGTATATTACCCTTTGACGGGTTCGATGGTATACCAATTCTAGTCAATGTTTCTTTGACCTTTAAAAAGTCATCTGGTTCATTTAAACGAACTTCTAACATAATATTTGGAGTCCATTCCACTACCTCATTATTATTTCTTAATTCCACCTTTGCTCACCATTTCCGTTATCCTATCAATTTCATCATTACCTAATATTCCAATAACACTTTTTGCCTTATCTTCGGAGTACTTGTAGTATTCCATGATAGCGTTTATTGCATTTAAAGTATCAGGTTTATCCCATTTAGAAAATCGTTTTCGTTTTCTAATTGTATTTATAAGGAAATCATATTGCAATTTTGAGTCAATATGGTGGTTGATATTCATCTCATTAGACAATAGTACGGTATCTTGAAAGTATGAGAGGGATCGATTAATTAAAAAGGGTTCATAGGATTTCTCGGCGGCATCATTGACCATTATATCTTTCTTAGTATAATTAATCGATGAGACATACTCAAATGGATTCATTATGTGAACTCCACAGAACTCATCACTTCAGTAAGACAAGCAACCATGTTGAGTTCTTTATCAGCCACCCATGCATCTTTATATTGATATTCAGATAATATCAATACGATGGTAGGTATTGATTGTGGTTTAACATAAGATGACATTGTATTATAGAGTTTACGAATAATGACCGGTGTGTCTTGATCAATATTGTTGACAACCCATTTTCGCATTTGACCGAAATCTTTTGCTTTCAGATAAGACATTAACCCTGATATATCCACATCACCCACCTCTGTTAATATACCTGCATCAATCACCTTAGAACCTGAAATAGAATACTTCTGCAGTTCATTTAGAGTTCTACGGAAATCAGGGAAGTACTTTTGAGTTAACGCAACCAATGATGGAATATCATACGTCACCTCTTCAATCTTAAGAATGTCTCTAATTCGAGAGAAGAACTCTTCTGCGATTTTAGGTTTTTGTGCTTTGGGTATAACGAAGTCGATGTTCGAACATCTTGAGTGAATAGGTTCAATGATTCTATTCTTAAAGTTACCTGTTAAGATAAACCTACAGTTATCCGAGAATTCTTCCATATAGAAACGAAGTGCAGGTTGTACAGATTGAGGATTAAGATAATCTGCTTCATCTAGGATAACCACTTTATAACCACCACCCAGTGATACTGAAGATGCGAATTGTCTAACTTTATCTCTTAACTCGTCAATTCTACGTCCTTCATCAGATCCGTTAATTACGATATAGTCAAGACCCATCTCTTCACAAAGTGCTTTAGCTACTGTAGTTTTACCGACACCGGCAGAACCAGTGAACAACATATTAGGAAGTTCACCGGTCTTGACGATATTGGTAAATATAGACTTCAAGTTTTTCGGTAGAATTGTATCATTTATGTTCTGTGGTCTGTATTTCTCACACCACAAAAACTCATTATCATTACTCATTATATTGTCCTTTATCAATTATTATATATATTATATCTCAAATACGAAGACTTGTCAAGTGGTTTATTACTGTATAATCTTCGCAATGATATCTTCAAACTCTTCTACCTTTTTCGTTCTATTCGGCCAATAGATATAATCTTTTTCTGGATTTGCCTTCAGATTACTCAATAACGGAAGAATAGCATTATATAAAGAATTCAACCGTTCTTCCGTCTCATGAGCAACTTCACCTGAGGTCTTTACCGATGTCTTGAGTTCTCTTACGGATTCAAGTTCCTCTTCATCAACCGCAGTGAATCCAAAATCAAACATTACCCATCAACCTGTTCAGTCGTTGGTTCAGCACCTTCGGTGGGTTGACTTTCCTGCGCATGCGCATCAAGGAACGCAGTTAATTTACCTCGTAGAGTTCCCACTTCTGCCAACTCAGGGCCTTTAAAGGCACCACGTTCAGAACACACATCAATGATGGATACTGCTCCTGAAATTTCATTTAATGTTAAACCAACTTCTTGTGGTTGGACTTCTTCAGGTGTTGTTACTACGTTTTCTTCAGTTGTTGTTGTCATGTTATTATTTCCTATTTTGTGAATGTAGAAGATGTCTCAAGGGCGACCCAATATTTAGATTCCGTATTCTTAACTGCGAATTCGCCAATTAAGGATTTTGAAATCCGAACATCAAGATCTCCAGAGATAAATTTAAAATTAGAGATGTTAAATACAAATCTAAAATCATATTCTGGATATTTACTTGGACTAACTCTAATTGAATACGAGTTAGACGTTTTGTCATCAATATCTCTGACTGACAGAACTAATTCCCCATTATCTGGTGTAATAACAAGTGTATCCGATTTGAAGGTGGACGCTGCACGTTTAATCTTATTAATATCTTCTTCAGCCAACTCAAATTCTAAGTCACATGTAGGCATATCGATTGATTTGCTTGGTGCGATTAGAATCTTAGGTTCGGTAAAGAAGTATTTGATTGATTGTGTTTTATCTTCACTTCGTATAATGACAGACGTATCCCCTTCATATATGAATTCTGGGTCGTCTATCATGCTTATGGCATTTAAAAACTCATTGAGATCATAAATGCCAAAGTTTGAGGGAAATGTAGTGGTTACAGTAGCCTGTGCCATAATATTCTTAGCACCAGATACCGTCTTAAGCACGTTACCCTGCTCAATCACAATGTTTGGGTTGATTGAAGCAAAGTTCTTAAGTACATTTAGTGTGTTTTCATTCAATTTCATTACAAATCCTCTTTATTATTTAGTTGTATTACTCATTTAATATAGTACATTATACAGTATATATATCCTATTGTCAAGAACTATTTTAAACTATTTTCGAAAAGTTCTTATCTTTAGAAAACTGCATCTTATGTCTAAACTTGTTTTCTAAGATTTCACCCTTATGCGAGATAACAAACAAGTTGCAATCCGACATAGTAACTAATATCTTAATCAAACTATCAATCCCGTCCGTGTCTAAAGACGAATCGAAGGTTTCATCTAATATCAATAGATTCGTAGACATAGAGTTCTTAACCCTCGCGACTTCTCTCCATGTAAACAAGATGGCTAAATCAATCTTCATCTTCTCCCCTTCCGAGAATGATTGATATGAAAATATATCCCTATGTCGTGACTTGATAGTTTCATTAAAGGTATCATCCAAATAAAACGATACATAGAAATCCATTACCTGTAAATACTTATTAACCAACTGATTGATCATAGGTAAGTACTGTCTTATAATCTGAGTCTTAATACCGGTATCTTTCAATACCTCATATATGACCGAATTATAATTATTCTTCTCACCAAGAGCCACCCTATCAACCATTGACGACTGCAGTTCTTCGGTTATTGCAGAAAGATCCTCGTTTGCCCTTTTTATAGACATCTCAGAACTCCCTGCACCCTTCAGTTCCACAATGTTGCGTTCAATATCCCTAATGGCAGTATTATAGGATGTAATGAGTCCCGCATTTAATTGGGATTCCTGTCTAACACCTTTAATGATTGACAACTGAGAATCCACAAATTCACGTTGTGCATTATGAACTTGGATCTCCTCGACACACTTAACATGACCTTCATGCAGTTCAGCATATCTGATTTTGGAAGATTTAATTTGATTCGACTTAAACTCCGAATCTATCTCCTGTTTACAGATAGGACAATCATTATTATCTTCATAGAACTTAGTGTCTTTGTTCACCCGTCTAATGCCATTAGCAATACCAACCTCGAACTTATGTAGAGACTTCCGTTTTTCCTCTATCTCCATTAGTTTCGCAGTTGTCTCTATTATACTAGACTCAAGTCCGTCTGTCAAGCCCTTATTTGTCGCTTCAAGTGTTAATATCTTTTCAGCAATGGTATCTATTTCTGAATACTTATTATATATATGCGATTCATTAAGTACCTGAATTTCCCTAATATGTTTCTTTTGCATATTAATAGAAGCATTCTTTGTGGTGATATCTGAGTCAAGATCCTTCAAGTCGTCTCTAATCTGAGAGATGTCTTGTTTTAATATCTGATTCATTGTACCGAATATCTGAATATCAAGTACATCCTCAATAACATCTCTGCGCGTGGAAGACTTGAGTTGCATGAACGGAACGAATGATGATGCACCAAGAACCACAATCTGATGAAATGATTTATGATTCAGTTTCAATATATTCTGTTCTAAGTATGACTGATAATCTCGAGTGGTCGATGATTGATTAATGAAGATATCATCAACATATATCTCAAACTTAGCCGGTTTAATACCACGAATGATCTTATAAGATACAGAACCTACAGAGAAATCCACCTCAACTAGACAATCTTTTTGATTGATACTATTAACTAACTGCGACTTCTTAATGTTTCTATGTGGTTTACCGAAGAGTCCGAAGGAAAGTGCATCAATCATGGTAGACTTTCCCGAACCATTATTCCCTACAATTAAAGTGGATGGGGATCTATCAAGTTGAACTGATGTAGGGGTATTCCCAGTTGATAGAAAGTTCGACCATTTTAAGTTATGGAATGTTATCATATTATTGGATCTCCAAAGATTGCGCGTTTGTATATAATGATTGTATGATGCACTTTATCTGTTCTTTATCCAGTTGAGTGTCAAGTGCGTCAACGTAAGCGTTCAATAGATCCCCAGTATCAGTTATATCCTCAGCCACTACAGTAGAGTCTATGTCAGATACAAAGGTTTCCGATACCTTAAGATCATGTACTCCGATGTCAGTCAATCTATCGATGAATTTGTCAAATAAGAATGGATCGGTCTTATTTTTAACAAACACTTTAATGAACTTATTCTTATATTCCTCAACGTCATGAAGAGTATAATCAGTCACTTCATCATCATAGTAAATGATTTCGAACATCCGGATAGGATTTAATACTTTAGTAATCTCTCGGGTTTCGGTATCGAGTACATGAAAGTACTTCTTATCATTATGATCATTCCATGTAAACTCAATTTGAGACCCAAGATATCTAATATTACCCTTTTCAGATGCAATGTGGAAGTGACCTGAAATCACTTGATCATATCTATCAAAAGCCGAAGGTGTTACCCAACCCTCATGTTGATACATAACACCTCTAGATATCTCAAATCCTTTAAGTTCAAGATGAGCCGCAATAATAGGAGCCGAAGAGGTTTTAATAAAGTCGAGACATTTCTTGTGATTGTCGGATGTTATCCAAGGGACAAGTGCGACCTTTAGTCCGTCATAATCAAGTTCCACAGGATCCATATGAATCTTTACGTTCTCAGTATAATACCCTAATAGTTCTTTTAGTGCGCATAGATCATTAGTATTTTTATGAAAGACATCATGGTTGCCCGGCAAGATGTTCATCGTCATATCTCTTTGAACTAACGGTTTAAGGAAATGTCGTCTATTCTCATGAAGTGCTTTAAAATTGACATGTTTCCTTGATTCGTAGTAGTCCCCAAGATGAAGTACTTCTTTAATACCATGTTCATCACAGTATGGAAAGAATATCTCTTCATAAAATCTTCTTTGATATTCTATCCATATTGATGATGAGTTTCTGGCACCAGCATGAGTATCATTTAGTATTGCGATTTTCATTATATAAGACTCTCAATAGTGATTAGGATTTTGTGTAGAATTGCTCAAGCAATTTAGGTGGTTCTAGTAGTAGTTTCTCCCATTTCTCTAGCTTCCTAGTTGAGGCACTAGAAAGATTCTTAGATCTTTCCACAACAATAATACGATCTTTTAGTGTATTAATTGAAGATTCGATGTTACCAGTGAATTCATTAGGATCCAGACCAGACTCACCGTAATGAAGGAAGGACGCATGATCTGCATTTAAAGTAAAGGCATTTTTGATATCAACTTGTTTATTTTCTCTTTGAATCCTTCGGATAAAGGCATAGAAACATATCTGGGTAAAGTATGAAAATGCATTAGGTAGACCCGTTCGTGTTGTATAGTCGTATCGGTAGTTATTAATCGCACGAAGACAATTCTCTACAGCATCCATAACCATTTCATCCCTATAGGTATATCGTGAAAAGTTTGAACGGTTGGATAGTTTGTTTGATATCTTTAGGAAAGATTCTGCAATATAATCGGGAACAATAGGAACCGCTTCATTGGCTTCCTTTGCTGAATTGCATGCATCCACATAATCGACTACTGCTTGTGAAAACTCTTTATTATTTAAATAGTGTGTTGGTTGTCCACTTTCAGTTTTATTAACTTCACTTGACATAATATAACCCTTTATCTGTTAGAATTAACCTCATTATACACCACATAATAGGTAATGTCAAGAACTATTTTCATTATAATATATTTAATAAAAACATCACAAAGGGCTTGACAGATATCTATTCCTGTGGTATAATATAACTTAGTTATGGGGGAAAGGGATGAGTAGTATAAATTAGTGTAAAGTATTCCCAGAGTTACCGTCTGAGTTGTCCTCGATTGATTTGTTCGAATCCGAGAGATAATCATCATCCCCTAGAATATCTTCACTCTCATCGGTAGATGAGAGTTTATCTACCATCATTATGTATTGGTATTTGATTGCATTGAGACATTCAGACTCACATATGATATTACATTTATCTATTCTAATATAGTTATCAATAGAGCTTAGATTCATATATGCCTTAAATGTCTGATATGATTCCCCAGAAGAGTCTTCTGTTATGACCACTTCAAACGGTATTTCCAAAGTAAATGTGGTTTCATTCACGGTTGTAACATATGCTATAATAGACGTACCGGTAGATAATTGAAAGTGTCTAATATCAGGTAGTGTATTCATAACTGTACCTCATATATATCATAATCAAATTGTTCCTTAGAATATATCTTAATACGTTCCCCTGAATGAAGAAGAGTATAATTCTGTCGTTTTCTATAATGTAGATCATCTGCAATATCGAATACTTCAGTAGATTGTCCAGTGTCAGATTTTCTGAGACCCCTACCGATAGACTGTAGGACTTTAATCTGAGACTTAGACGGTGAAGCAAATATGATATTATGTAGATTCTTAATGTTAATACCTGTTGAGAAAGTACCGAGAGAAGCTACAATAATAGCATCATTTTCTTTCTCTGTCAACTGTCTAATTCGTTCTCTATCATCAGTAGGTGTTGCACCAGATACAAAGAATATCTTTCTACCTTTCTCCGCACCGTCTTGTATCATTTTAAATAGCGGTTCCCCATGTTTTTTGACTAAGTTGAAAAGAACTAAGGTATTACCGTCTTGGTCAAGTGCGAGATTTTTGATGAACTTATTACGTTTCGGGTTAGAGACAATAAAGTCTATTTCCTCTTGATACGTAAACTTCTTCATTGACTTACATTCAGTTTCAGTGTACTTGAGCAGTAACATATTAATCGATAACTTAGCAAGTGTTCCCGCATCCATCAACTGTTTAGTAGTTGTGACCTTATATATAGGGCCGAAATGTCCTTCTAATATGAGTTTATGACAATCCCCCGAACCCTCGGGAACCGTCCCAGTTGTACCTATACGAAAGTCCGCATCTCTCAATTTAGACATAATAGATGTGAGACTTTTTGCTTTAAAGGTATGTGCTTCATCCCCAATAATCATGCCATATGATTCGAACCATCGTGATGACATTTTATAGATAGATTGCCAAGTAGTGACTACAATCCGTTTCTCTGAGATTCGGTCTTTACCTGAATAGATTCTATGTGTATTTTCTTCCACCTCAAAGGTTTCATCATACTTTGAATAATCCTCAAAATCAGAATACATCTGTTCTACCAGTGATGTAGTAGGTACGACCAGAAGTACATTCTTATTATAATTCTGTATATACCATCTAAGTACACAGTAGATGATTAATGATTTACCTGATGCTGTAGGGCTTAGAAGTAGTGAAGATTTGTTTTGTATTGCATGGAGGATACCTTTAACTTGATATTCTCTTGGTTCTATTTTAACACCACCTGAGGTTAAAGTCAAGGTTTTTATGAATTGTACCAATTCTCGAGCATCAATGTCTATTTTAGTGTTGACTGATCCGTATGTTGGGCAATGTTCTATATTCAGGTCATATCCACGCGCTTGGGCAAATTCTTTAACATATGCAAATACCCCTGATGGTATTTCCTTTTGCATAGTGTTATAGAGTCTAAACTTACCGTCCCACTGTTTGTTCTTAAATGCTGGCATGAACTTATAGCCCGGCACATACCATTCAAAATGTGATGATAGTTCATAATCAATAGAGGGTTCCGTTATTATTGATAACATCGCATGATTCTTCTTGCGGACTGTTATTGTTTCCATTAGTTAATTCCTTAGATGATACTTAAATTGGGTGATGAGTCTATAGCATACGATGTATGACATATATAGTCTTTCGTTATGATGCCCCGTTAACGAACTTTCTCCATTCGATAATATTTTTAATATTATTTGATCTGAAACGAATGTGTCCCATTATTTCTTCAAGGAGATCGGTTATTGACTGACCTAAGTCAATTTTCCCTGATATTTTCTGTAGATCCGGATCTGCATTGTAGTAATATTCCAATTCTTTAGTAGTAGGTTTGACAAGTCCATTTAGTGGATCTGGATCCCATCCAAGTTGTTGGGTTCTTCTGGTATCCATTTTACCGGTATAATATAACCATTTATCTTTGTATTGCATCTCTAGTTGAGATTCCAAGTACTTCAATTCGAGTTTTGTTTTAGTCAACATTTCCAAGTATTTTGCATGTAATGTTGCTGATTTGAGTGAAGCATCATCAAGTGCCATTTGATCGATCTCCACATCAACTTTCCATTCTTTAAGTATATCTTCAATATTATAGATGATGTTCTCCTTATTTTAATATCATTTGTGTGTATTCGAAAGTAACATCTGATGTAATATACATCACTTCAGACTCGGATGATGAGAATGTGAGTTCACCTAATTCTACGGGAAAGACATCGGTGAATATGAATGATTTGACTGGATTATTTTTGGAATTCATAATCATAAGAGTTAAGTCAACCGAATCGTCCGAAGTGTTTGAACCATCCCATGAGTCATGCATCCACTTAGATAGTTCGGTATAATTCTCAAGGTTTTCGTCAATAATCAATTTGATTGATACTGACTCATAGTTCATTTTAGTTGGACGTAATCTAACATTACCGGCTGGAGTAGCAAATTCTGGGGTATCAGAGGATAATGATACTGCAGGGACTGTGATTCCTGTACAGAAGTATTCGGTATTAGGAACATTACCTAATATAACTTTAAAATTAGTAGGACTTAGGAAGTTCACGTTGGACGTTTTAGACATGTTATCACCTTATATTAGATACTTCTATTTATACAAGGCAAAAAAAAGGACTCCGAAGAGTCCCTTTCCCAATTGTGTCCTAAGGTAGACTAATTGTTATCGTACATCTTACTGGATACCAGCAACACCGAAGCTGCGGAAGTAAGAGTTATTACCAGCACCACCAGCAACATAAGGATTGTCAACGATACCGTAACGAGTTTTAAACCCGATGCGTGGTTGAAAATCATTTTCACCGATAGTTTTAACCATAGTTAAAGGAACGTATGGGCAATAGAAGATACCAGCATCATATGCATTAGTACCTTTATAACCAACAGTAACGTAGTCAGTTGCAGCGTAAGGATCGATGAATACTTTCAAAGAACCGTTTAAAACACCAGCAAACAAAGAACCAGTTGCATCAACTTTCAAACCAGTAGACAATGCAGGAGCATAATCTAAAACACCAGAAGCTGCAAGAGCAGATGCTACGTTTGAAGAACAGATGATGAAAGAACCTTTACCACGGCGAGTCGCAACTGCGATAGCATTTGCTTCTAACTCAATCTTCATACCTAAGTTTTTGTAACGTTCAACAGCCCAACGACCATCATTACCAGCAGAAGCAGCGGCAGACAAATCAATGTCAGAAGCAACAACAGCATTAGTATTAACAGTGTCTAAGATTTCGCGGTTGATTTCAGCAAGAATTTCAGTAGATAAGATATTCGCTAATTCAGACTCAGCGTCCAAACCATGAACTGCTTTAAGATCTTGAGCAAGTTCCATTGTGTATTCTGCTTTTAAAGCACGAGTTTGTGCAGTAACAGTAGTTTTATCAATAGTGAATGCCATTTCAGCGAAAGCAGTTCCTGCAGGAGTACCCAAAGTTTCTGCTGTAGCAGTACTGTGTTTACCTGAGAAAGAAGTATCAGGAGCATCTAAACCTAATGCTTCTGTATCACCAGACGCAGCTTTATACTTTGACTTCATCGCGAAGATCAAACCAGTTGGGCCAGTCATTGGTTGAACACCAGCAATATCATATGCAACGATATTTGGCATTGCTCTACGAACCAAAGAGATTAGGATAGGATCCCAATCAGCAACTGCTCCAGATGTTGTTGAGTTAGCAGCTTCTGATAAGAATGCAGATTGACCGCGTTCTTCAGCAAGTGCTTTTTCAGTGTTTTCTAAGACAACGGCAGTAATTGCACGTTTTTGTTTGTCTTGAATTGTTTCAGTGCCTTCAGCATCAAGTACTGGGCCCCATTTTTCCATTAAGTTTTGTGAACCAAACAT